GCGTTACAAACCTGCCGCGACCGCTACTAATCCCCTTCGGATTTGTAACTAGTAACGGTCACTTGCATCTTGCAATGATGCGCGACAGGTGCTCTTTATGAATATCTAACCTTCGAAAACTCTATTCTGGAGAATAACAAGTCAACTACCAACAGGTAGTACGATCTAGTCTTCTCTAAGAGACAAAAATTCCGGTTACGAAATTCAGAGCTGATCCCAAAGGGATACTACCTGTCACCGTCCTGAGACGGCCACCCCGGTTGCAGGGTGTATATGTAAGAAACAAGCCTGTTTACTTACTGTAAAAGCTTTATACTTGGTTAATAGTAAAGGAATCGTCCTCTTATTTTAAAACCATAATTACCCCTTATGGAAGAAGGGTATAATCTTGCACGAAAAATGACGGTGCATTAACATACCAGGTTAAATTAAAATCTTCACCTGTAGCAACGTATTGGAAAATTTCCAATTCGCCATCCGCTTGACGGTTACCATCATTTATATCAACATGGTGGATTTGATCGGGAGATTGTGAAGCGGTCACTATATCTGATGCATCTTCAAATTTCTTATCACTATAATAAGGTAATTCTACCTCCAAACATGGAACTTGCCTACTGGTGAAAGCGCTTCCATTGTGTCCTGTTTCTTGGATGGCAGAGTATGCTGCATGCTTATTAGTAGTTGCTGTATCCAGTACTGCCTCAGATGTACCAATAATCAAAGGACGGTGATACGATTGGCCACGTGAAACTATCATGCCGTTAACAGAAGTCTTACTACTATATCCTAGCATATACTTATATCTAATACCTCCACGTCTAGCGGCATACGCTGGAGTAATCCAGTTAAGCAAAGTTCGACCAGTGATGTTATAATTTATTGCATCAAGACCCCCGTCTCTAGCTTGTTGGTACATTCCATTTGTAAGGGCCCGGCCATTATACATTGGAAAGTTGGGTAAGTTAATACGATACCGTGTGGCTCTACTAGCCTTAGTGTCATCGTGACTTCTAACAAATATTCCACTGAGGTTGTAGCGCTTAAACATATCACGAAATGAATCGAATGTTTCTCCGTGATAGACAAGGGAAAGAGCGCTAGGCGAGCTCGGCTCACCAATTGGCTCTAACCATTCAGATCCGTCATGACCTGGCTTGGAAGCTTTCGCTGCTTTAGCATTATTAAGCAATCCACTCTGTGAAGTAGCATCCACTACCACTCCACTTTGAGACCAAGCATTATTTACTTCAGTAGTTGTATGAGTAAATGAACCTGCAAAGGCAGTTCTCTTGATCATATAATCATCTGGAACTGCTACTTCGTAATCACTAGCGCCACTAATCCAAGTGAGTATACGGACGTTATGAGTGAGATCTTCATCTGGGCATGTTAACTCATTAAGTACATAAATACGGAGTTGACCATTTGAATATTCTGTCTGGTCTTCAGGCTGGGTCGTGTATTTACCAACACTTAACGAACTGGGGGAATGCGGTACTTTCGCCCACGATTTTTGTTGAAACCAATGAATAGGAAGTGTAAAATCCTTAGTTTCTTCCAAATCAATGACACGTGAAAATACCGTGTTTAAGTCAGGAACTTGTGTTCCCGTGAATCCTCTAGGATCATAGACAAAAAGAAGTCGTCCCCTGTGAAGGTCACTAGCGTTAATCTGGAAACGATAATTAATGCCACCACGCCAGTACCTAAATGGGAATGTTGCATGCGCCAAAGGCGTCTGCACCCATTCAGTTCCGTATTCGTTAGTTCCGTCAGTCCTAAGGTCACAATGACAAGGATGAACATTAATGGTTCCTAATAAAGAATCCTCATTGGAAACAGAGTTCCATTGAAAGAAAGTAAAAAGACTAGACTTGGAAGTTATTGCTTTTATTGACAGTTCATCATCTAAGTTGGCACCTGTAATATTATGATCTACCGTCAGTTCTTGTTTTGGATCATACGAGAGTTTCTCAACAGCCTCGTCAATCGAACTGTTTGCGAGAATACCGAACAATTGGTGCTTGTATCGGTTGATGGGAGCTATATTCACCGGACGCGAAAAGCCCCAAAGCTCTGCTAACTTTCCGACACCATCAGCTGCCATGCTAGTGGCAGTGGCGTAAGGTCCTATTTCTGGTATTGCACTAAGCTTCCCAGCCCATCTAGCAATGGCTTTTGCTGGCCTAGAGATAATTCCTTTCCCATATTCGTCTTTCTTTATTTTACCAGACTGTGACAATACTCCTTGAGTCGTTGGTCCAGCCAGTTCCACATCAGTCATCCATGCCATCACTGTAATATTGATCTGTCTTTGTTCCCCAGCACCAATTGCTCTGTCGAGCTCTGCTAGAGAAATCATACTAATCTCGCCCATATCTAAAATATCTGTCGAGTCAATCAGATCTAAATAGTTCTTATCATGAAAGAACGGGAGGGTCAATTCGCCACCTTGACTGGTTGTTGGATTGATTATCAAGTGCTGTCTTTGACTACACAACATAGCACGTTGAAAGTAATCTTGTTTGCGAAAATTGGTTGTCTTGTGAACGAAATCATAACCTACTCCCTTCGGTTTATAGCCACAAATAATATTACCGAAGTAAAATGGTCCACCGTTGATCAGAAATTTTACGTGCATAGTTCCACGGATAAGTGAATAATTCTGCAGTTTATTAATAACCGTAGCATTCGACAAAAAATCGTGCCAAGGATTAAATTGAACATCCATAAAAAATCCGTTTGTAAGGTTGTGTGATCCGATACGCAGAGGTCTTGATAAAAAATCACTTAATTCCGTATTCTTAATTGAAGCTTGTAATCTAGTACTATCGATTGATGTAGAAATATCCACTTTAACTTGATCGATGTCAGTTTGAAACTCCATTGTTTCTTCCACTTCAGATTCCGTAGTAGTTACTGCGCCTTCCTGACGCATCTCTCCGGACTGAGAGAAAGCTTGCTCATCTGGATCTGATGTATAAGGTTCGAGTTGTTTGGCTTTCCACTCTTTAAAGTATTTGGATCCACAGGTATACTTACGTAAACCATCGTTCCACTGACCACGAACAACTCTGTCCGATTCATCTTGCGCACTCTTCATAAAAGATTTAATATATTTGACATAAGTCATATAGCGTAAATCAATATCGACTTCTGGTGGCTTTTGTAAAGCCCATTCAGGTGTATATTTCCCAGTAAGTCCTACAGTTCTGTCTAATGGGCCAGACTGAGAATCCGCATCAACGTGTAATTGAGAAAAATCGATGGGATGTCTGCCTACATCAAACTCCAAGGATCCATTCCTTGTGTAGTGTGCATGAACTGGTGCTATCCTCTCAATGTGGGTCATACGAGGCTCTCCCCCACACATTGCCTTTTTAAGACATGGCAATAACGTGTCTTTAATTGTTGTAAATGAAATACCTGCTTAACAACTATGTTTAAACTCCCAACTGCGCGTAAAGCAATGACACAGCGAGAGTAAGATTCTATAAATACAATTATATACAGGGTATGAATAAATATGCAGAACGATAAATATATATAATATTCACTAAATCACTAATATACAAGGGCACATTTCCACTTGGATAACTACTAGATGCTGCTAGCGCCAGGCTTTTAACGACGTCGGCGGTCTGAGGGATTTAAACACAAGTTTCCAAAACTTCTTTCAATCCCGAAGGCAAAAATTCTATGCCTTTACAATTCTTATTTGTAATAGCTACAGAATGTACATTTGTAATTCCCAGCATATGATTTTGCCAGTGCAGTAGTCGCACTTGCGCAGCCTGTCGCTGAGCTTGTTGAAATGTTTCCTCCAAACTTTTACGTTTAAATTCAATGCATAACAATCTATCACCATATCGTGCTAAAATGTCTCCATATGTTACCCCTCCATCTAGTGTGTACTCGCGGGCAAGTTGCACTACACCATGGTCTTCAAGTTTATCCATGGTAATTGAAATCAATTCGGATTCCGATGGTGAGGGTTCGGTTCGCGTGTCGAATCGATATGGTAATATACCAGATTGAGATTCAATACCGGTACGTACCAAATTGTACTTCTCCAACCATTCTTCCTCACGTTCATCGAACGTCTTATAGAAATTTGGTGAGATAACATGTTGCCATTCATGTTCGGCAACAATCCTTTTAAATTGTTCATGGCGCATTTCAAAATGTTCCCTGCCATGAAACCATAACTCACGAAGTGCTCCATCCAAACATTGGCGAGCAATTTCCTCTTTAGACACAACCTTTGATAACATATTGCAATGTAAGCTCTTGAAAATAGATTCTTCACTGAGCTTTGCAAGATACATACCTTTTTCTCCAGTAGATGGGTCAGAGTATTCTGGGCGGAAGATAGTCGCACGCTTCAAAAAATCAGCTTCCTCTAATGTAATATATGGAACTGATTCAGCATCCTTATCTGCCATAGTGTACTCAATGCCTTGGGAGGCATACACTTCCATCATACGAGTATGATTATACAAAGGAGCCTTAACGGAGACAGACATTTCATTGTCATCACCGTAAGTCATGAGAGCTACATAATCTTGGAACTTAGTAGTCTCTAAACTACCAGGAGAATAAATAGTGTAAAATACACATCTCTGGTAGAGAGAATTAACAATAGAATTAATATAAACCGTAAGGTTTTGACCTGATGGGTTAGATCCAAGTAATTCTACGAGATCTCCGTTGACGCACATCATGGGATGTACGACATCTGCAACAAGATTGGACATAATCTTGATGTCTTCTGCAGTGTAGTCTTCGCAATGCTTAGCTAATTCAATCATAGTGGAAAATGCGATTGACGTCATAGTAGAAGACATATGTTGATCGTAGGCTTTAAAATCCCCAGCAACCATTCTCTCTTTTCCAAATTTCGAGAGATGTTTCATTAATTTATTCCATTGTGGTCCTTGAGAATTGATTCCGACCGCACATTCAGTCGTTATTGGGTTACGAGACATACATGCCGCAATTGGCAGGTAGTATTGCCTGATCATACACTGAAGAGTCAGTGGGGCGCTTTGAAATACACGTACTTTGTCCTTAGAAAGCTTTGTAGGCTCATCTTTAGTACACGCCTTAAACACTGGATAAGCTCTTAGACCAGCCAAATACAATTGGCGAGCTTTCCTCCAATCGTCCATAAACATATCATCAAATATACGAGGATCTGAAATATTTTCGTAATCTTCGGGGTCTAAATGAGAAATGATTTCCTCTTTACTCCCAGTTAAAGGAAAGCCTTTCGAGGTGGACATTTTCATACTATCTACGAATTTAACTCCGTCTTGTCCTGAAATAGTCTCGATTTCCGTCAAAGGACGAAGAGTTACGAGATCTGCCATCATTTTCTTATTCGATGTACAATCATCTAAATAATCATTCTGAGCGATTTCCAGAACTTCTAACGGAAATTCTTGTGTGGCTTTTCCTGCACCACAATAGTATTTATTGTAGGGGGCTTGTGAAGGGACGCGGGTCTCATCTTTCCTACAATTTGCCGGTTTTCCGTATTTATTTTCAACACCACAATGTGATGCTACGGAGTCGGAAATTGGACTTTGAATTACACTGCTTTTAGGTCTAGTGACGAACGCCGGTAAGTCTCCGTAATAATTGATCTCAGCATCAGTTAAATAATTAATAGTGGATTTCTTATTCTTTGGTTGTTGGGGAGTGAAATCCTTATCATAAAGCTGAGTAGCCATATCTCCCATAGTGGCTGACAGGCGAGTAATGGGTTGATCATCAAAGAATGCATAACACTTCTCTAAATCGTCTTTTGTAAGAGTAGACAAATAACCTGCGTAGTTCTTCCCTGCAAGATGAAAACCAACAATGTGACTGCCACTTCTAACATCGGCAATATGTACTTTCATACAATCACCACCAGCTGTTTCTTCCTTGTATGTAACAACAGTGGAATCTCGAAACATTGTCTTATCAGTGCTGACACGGGAAGCAATACCATTACGGCGTGCAGTGCCAGTTTCAACTGATCCAGTTTGTTTCCTAGTAACCCATTTAGTTGGATTGCGATCCTGAGGGATCTCACAAGGAAACAGATGTGTTAAATCTTGCTTGTCCGGGTATCTCGAATGGTAAACCGCCGAGATGTCTTTACCAGGGAAATGATATACCCTAGCAGGGGTAATTTCTACTTCGATATTACCACCGGATAGATTTCTAATATCATCTTTCCGTAATCGTAAATTAACCTTTTCTTTGTTAGCAACCTCATGTGTGGGAACGAGTAAAATCTGACTCCTAGGAAAGAAGCCTGAAGACCATGTTTTATTGTCATAAATACATGCTGTTGTGTTCTTAAGAACGATATTACTAACCTGATCAGCTGGAAGAGTATCCGTCTTTGGATCACGCTTAGGCAAGGCAACTGGTGCGGCATTAAGCCAGACGTTCTCTTCTTCACTTCCAATGTCAAGTGCTCCTCCGTGTGATGCTCTGCCAATAATTCCGATAGTTTTGAGCACAGCTCGTACCAATTTATAAGAAACGACAATACCACCGAAAGTAAGCATTATTTGAATAGAAGTTCCGGTCATCATCTTCATGGAGCGTTTTAAAATACCGCGTAGTGCTCCCCTACGTGTCCTTAGTTCTTTCATCAGAAATTTCTTGCGTAATAAAAGGGCAATATAGATGTACCCTAATACTGCAAAGAAATTGCGCCAGAACACATTCTGTCCGTGGATTTTAAGAGTAATCCAAATACTAAATAGCCAGAAGACTATCGCAGACAAAATAAGTTGGGGATAGTAAGCCTGATCGTAATTAAACATGTAAATCCAGGCGAATCGAGTGTCTTCAACCCAACTGTCAGGAATGAAATCAGTTAGTTCCCATGAAATAAATCTCAAACTATTGATCTCATCGATGGTATCGGTTACATTATTCATCCAATTTCTCGCGTAAAAAGCAGTGGCATCTGCGTAATATTTCACACGCCAGCGAGTGTTTTCAACACGGTCGTATGTAGATGGTCGAAACCATCCCATAAGCCATAACTCACGAACGAAACCATAAATGAATGCGATAGACCATTGCGCAAATATAAAATAAAATTGCCATTTATACCATACAGAAAGATTTCTCTTCCAGTTTCCCATGAAACCACTTTCGCTGGTGGCACCGTAAACATGATGCGCCTGCATCCTACCCATATGAACTTCTTCATCATTGATCATCTCAGGTGTTGGCAAAATACCGGTAGCAGTACGAGTTTCGGTTTGTGGGACTGAAATACAGCGAGGTGCTGGTTTAACATGATTTGGCGAACAAATACTACAAATAGATTTATGAAGTCGATGTTGGCACAATTGCTCCTTATTAATCTTATCATTACTACCAATAACACTATGTTGTGATTTAAAATGATCTTTGAGCAATTTGTACATCAACCACTGTAGTTGTTCCATATCCAAATCCGTGGAAATATATTCCTTTCCATCTCCGCCTTTAAATCTAAAGGGCACCGAAGTGTATGCTAAGGTTTCCTGAGTAGGATTCTGCTTGTAAGGTTTATCATCATATTCATAATGATAGGCATTAAATCTCCAAGCATCAGGAACGGTTTGTTCAGCCTCAGCTAACTTACGACCATCCAGAAAAATTCCATCTTCCTTTTGGTAATTAAAGGCCACATGGGGTTCAATGTGAATATTGAAACGCCTCAGAACCGAAATGGGTTCTACTGAATATTGATCAGCTTGTAAATTCTTAATATTTGTGGAGGCTCCAACTAACCACGGTTCCTTCTGAATGACTCCTTTCTCGTGTACATCTGCTTTCAGTGCAGTGCTCTTAATATTATTAACATAACGGATGACTGGGTCTAGTGGGCTCTGACGAGCAACATCAATACGTTCGTTAGCTAAGTCATCGAACAATACTGCAAGAGTATAGGACTTATAATCAGAATCGAATTTATCATTAGCATTTTGTGAACAAATCATACGAGGGTCTACCTCAAAAGATGCTCGTTGAGGATCCTTTAAATGAGCTGTTACCTTAAGACAATAATCAGTAAGAGTTGCCATGATCGAAGATTTACCAATGGATGATTTTCCATAAATACAAAAGGCAAATGGCGCTTCGCGCAAACCTCCTGATCTTTCCTGGGATCTGAATTTGGCCGCAATGGTGTTCAATTTTTCCAAGGTTTTGGCATGATACCGTTTGGAGAAGGTATCAGTACTTTGCTCAACGAGCGCAGTGGTGGCAATATAGAGATTGTCCAGTGCATTGGCAAAATGCGGGACACTACAAAATGGTGTGTCCTTGTAATTCCCTGCCTGTACCGCAGGCCAATAGCCTAACACTTCAGCCAAATCCTTATCGTAATCAGCGGTCTGCTCATCAGACATAAACAAGGGGGCAAATGTTCTCTGTTGGAAACAAATATATCCCTTCTCTACAATGAACTGAAAAATATTTAGAAGGGAGTCAAAAAAGTCAAAAACTGTGTTTGAATCTCTTGTAAATTGTTCCAATACAAATGAAAGATTAAATGACGTAAAATATAAATCTTTCTTTCCTCTAACTAAACCGCAGGAGAATGCGGTTGCGATAACTTGAACAATACGTCTTGTCAATTCGTTATCTCTAAGTAACTTGAAATTTCTCAACATATCCAGGGATTCACCAAAATCCATTCCTGATTGTGAGGTTGGCATATCGGAAACTGTTAACGCATTAAGGTCTACAGACTTTCCGAATAATACCTGTCCAATTACTTCTCTAAAATTTATCTCATTATCACATAAGCTTAATAAAAATAAACCAGTGGTGGAAACAAATTGTCCCCAGTCGACGGATTTCCTGACAGATCTGTAATAACATAAAACTTTTAAGAATATATTGGTAATTCCTTCCGGAAAATCCCATTCTTTGATGATTTCGTTAATACTATTCATGAGACCAGTCTCTCCTGATTGAGACTCAGCATCTTCAATGATGCGTTTCATCTCAGCCTTCTTTTTCCATATTTGTTCGATATTAGGACCTTTTCCATTCCTCTTTCGATCTTTATCCTTCTGCCTTTTAGCAGACTCCTTCCTTTTCATAAATTTATTCTTCCTAGATTCCTTTTCATTATTTTCCAAAATTCCTCCTTGTGATGTAATAAGTTTAGATAATGCAAGAGTTGTGTACATGATAAATAGAAGACACAACCGTTGCATTGAACTAAACCCAAAATAATGGATTTGTGTGTTCAATACAGCGGGCCACGTTTTAGTCACGTCATCGATTCGTAAATCTCTGTGATGTGTATCCTTTGCTAAGAGCAAGCTCTTTCAAGTCGTGAGGACCATGACCCTACGGTTCCCCGTCCGTTCAACGGAACGACCGGGTGTGCTGGGGTTTCGACGCTTTCACTCATGGGGCCAGTCGAATAGGCTAAATGTCATATCATCCCTCAAGTTCTACTCTTTGGGGTAGGCTTTTATAGAGTAATGAAGCAGAGTACTTCAATACATCTCTATGTGATTAACTTCTGAGTTTAGCCACTTGGTTAATCGGTACTAGTGGGCGTTAAAAGAAACGCGGGGTGATAGGTTGTTCCTATTTTCGAATCAATTCGTCAATAATTCTCCAAATCTAATCCTGATAGATTAGTTAACCGGGATTTACCCAAACGGTTACTTTAAAATGAATTCATAAAGTTTCATATCAAATCCAATAGACGCAGGCTAGCTATGATTAAGCAATACTGCTGTTTAAGGTACTATACAAGATAGTTCTTCCGTGATATCCTATCGGAAGCTTTTTAGTCCTTGACCAAGCATTCTGTGTGAGAAAACGTTATAAATATAATACAGAAATATATATTATAACAAGAAATAACATAGTTGTGATACTAGCAGCTCATAATACAAATAAAGCGAGTAACTACGACTGTCGTTAGACAGCCAATAGAACTTTCTCCTTGATTACAAACTGACGTCGCGGTTGACGCCAGCAAATAAGACTCAACAAGATGAGTGTCATAAACTGTTAACAACAACATAAATCGATAATTAAACCGAACTACATTATTCTTAAGTGATGCAACTGTGCCATAAGGC